AGCGTCCTCTTCAACCTTAGCGGCTTCCTGCACTGGGGCAGCGATTGCTTTGGCCTTCGGCTTAGTACCGTCTGCTTCAGCCACAGTCATCGTAATGGCTCGCTTGGCAGCGTCAGTAGCGCCTTGATCAATAGCGCGTTGGTGCTGTGCAGCATCCAAGAAACTTACTGGCTTGAAGTTGATCTTCGGCGTCGAACTGTTCGTGTCGAACCGCATCTCGGTGACGACCGCCGTGATCGGAATACCCTTACCACCAAGGAACTTAGCGTAAGACTGGAGCGGCCACTTACCGGCAGCACCTTCACCAAAGATGGAGGTAGAAGGCAACGTCAACTGGAAGATGTCTCCACCGATGTCATTTGCCAAAGCGACAGCAATACGCTGGCTGTAGCGGCAAGCGCGACTAGTACCCGAACCGGAACCGGCCATGTTCATCGGGCAGTCAAGGCATCGCTTGGACTGCGGGGACGCAGCCTTGGCATCTGGCACCTCACCATCGGCAGACCAGCAATCAGGGGCGACGATCTCACCACCCTCCTGATACTGCTGTGCGTAGTAAGTACGAGAGACCTTTGGGGCCGCGTTGACAATAACAACATTAAGATGGCGGTCTTCGTTCTGGGCCATCTCCTTACCGTTGACCATAAGTCGCCACACACCGCCCTTGATGGAGATGCGCTTGACAGCCGTGCCACCACCGCTACCCATGAGGGCTTTGGTAGTGTCGTCAACTTTCAGGGTCTTGAGATAGTCTGGAAGCCCTGAATCCAGCATAGCGAGATCAGTACTCATATGCGCTCCTTAGCGTTTCACAATTACGATAGTCGGGTTGATGTCTGCCTGTAACCCGGGCGGGTGAAGGTTTGGGTTCTCTTCAAGGAACTGCGCCATATTATTGTTGTTAATACGGTGCTGCATAAGCGAAAAGGCGTCGTTCTCTTTGATAAATCTGAAGAACGAATCCCAGTCGCTAGTCCAGTAATGTTTGTTGGCACGCCGTGAGATCGTACCGTGTTGTGTGCGGATAGTGGTAGCCCCTTGGTCTTTGCAGATCTCAAGCAACTGCTCAGTAATAACGTCGAGTTGTGCCTTTAGATCTTCGTCTTTTTTGGCCAACTCTCTACGTGCCTCACGAATCTTCACGTAGACTTCCGCAAGTTTTTCAGCGTTCATTGCACTCATATATTCTCCTTGTGGGTCTAAGAATTTATAGCATCTTCTTTACACTGTCAAGCAATTTCCTCAATAAAATTTCGATAGAGTTCGATCAACTTGGTATGCACGTCCAACTTCTGAGACAGCATCTTGTATATGCGCTTCTCAACCGGACTGCCCTGCAAGTGTACTACCGTACAGGGATGATGTTGACCCGCACGGTGGACACGAGCGTTTGCTTGCAAATAAGTCTCAATAGACGTTATCGGACCCCACCAGACAACCACGTTGGCTGCATGTAGCGTGACACCATGTGCAGCCGCTTGAGGCTGAATGACAAGCACTCGCGGCTCCGTAGTCTCTTGAAATTTCTTGAATATTTCGGAGCGTCGGCTAGCCGGTACTGCGCCATTGATGATCTCACAAGATATTTTATTAGCCTCCAGTTCCTCGGCAATGATCTCAATAGCATGACGATATGGAACAAAGATGATTACCTTCTGGCTTGCCTCTTCGATAACCTCCAGTAACGCCTCCATTCGGTTCCGCGCATCGAACGACACCACCTCACCACTATCCGAGTAGACCGCGCCACACGACAACTGGAGCAACTTGTTCAGGCTTGCCGCAGCATTGACCGCCGTGATCTCCTCACCCGCAGCAATTGTCAACATCTGTTTACGAATCTCTTCGTAGTAAGTCTTTTGCTGCTTAGTCAGTGGTACGTCACGCATGACGTAGGTCATCTCAGGCAGATCCAGACACTCGTCCTTGGTGAACCGAATCGCAGGTTGCAGTGCCTCGTGGACAATCTGTTCTGATTGCGGCCTTGGCACCCACTTAAACTGCGTGATTTTAGTCAGCACCCTGTCCCGGAATGCACCGAAAAACTTAGGAATGTTGTTCGGATTAACAATCTTGGCAAGTCCGTAGGCATCCGTGGGGGACTGCGCCGCTGGCGTACCTGTCATCATCCATACCCATGTCGATGGAGTAAGTATCGAGTTCAATACCTTCCATCGCTTTGTGGATACGTTCTTATAGGCGTTAGCCTCGTCGATGATGATCAGGTCAAACCTGTTCTTGATCACCGCTTCCTTAACGATATCCAGTCCGTCGAAGTTACAGATAACAAAGTCTGCATCGCCCTCCACGGCTTTGATACGTTTCTCTCTGGAGTAACTATGGGCGATAGCGCACGTACGGTGCGTAGCAAACTTGAACAGGTCGTTCTCCCATGCGGATTGCATGATCGACAACGGACACAGCACAAGCGCACGCCGCACTAGCCCTTGCTTCATCAGGTAGTCAGCAGCCCAGATAGCAGATGCCGTCTTACCCGTACCCTGCTCGTTAAAGCAGAAAGCCCGTCGATGCAGAGTCAGGAACGATGCCGTGGTGTACTGGTGCTTGAACGGCTTCTGAAGTCCAGACCATGCGTAATCTCGCATAATTGGCGAGGGCACATCTTTCAGCCGCAAGTTCTTCAGGATCTGGGCCTCTTCTAGGCCCCACTTCACAAGCACATCAGTATCGTTCAGTTGCTTTGCTGTACGGATTGCAGACGTAATACGCCCCGGTTCACGCACTCTAATTAGCAACGCTTTGTTATCTATAATCTGCATTAGGCAGGTTTCCGATCCTTCTGACGTTTGTACGAACGGTTCGCGTGGACGCTAGTAACTTTCAGATTGGTGGCTTTGGTTGACCCGCCCTTGCTGAGCGGAACCTTGTGGTCAACATCTTTACCGTCGCCTTTACGTACGCGCCCGGCTTGCATCATCTTGGCGCGAGCAGAGTTACGCTTAGCGCGGTTCTTGACCTGTTCAGGTTTGCCTTGGTAGTTGTCGTATTCACGACGGTAGTCACGAGCCATGTGTACCTCCTAGCGCACCATTAACTTCGTGCGCTTCCTTGATAAGTTTCAGCATGTTGAAAAAGTCGGTGTGTTCAATACCACCATGAATCTTGATAACGACCATATCAATATCTTGTTCATAGTCTGCGATGCACCCTCCAGACTTATCAAACAGAGAAATTGAAATGGGATTACCACTAGCATTCTCTATACCAATTACAAATTCGTCTTGGTTACTCCCAGTATTTGTTGTCGGGTAGTAATATTGGTAATCGTGAAATCCCGGTGTATCCATGCCGGACTCACTCAACTTAACTTTTATATCTGACATCTCTATCTCCCGTTATGTGTGCAGTCTTTAACCGGACACCACTTCTTGCACGTGAAGTTGGGCCGGGGGTTCCATACGTTTACTTCAAACGCCTTCTCTAGCTGTGCCGTATTGGTCAGCCAACGCTGCCAGTACACATCAGTCTGTCCGGCATCGAAATCGCCTTTCACAAAGTCGTTGGCCACTACGAACAGCAGCCCACCCTTGACCCGCTTGACCTGCGGGAAGTGCTTGAAGACTGCCAGCGACAGAATCTCCAACTGCTTCGTATCAGCATGTTTAGACGACTTGCCAGTCTTGTAGTCCACGATTTTTGCAGAGTCACCATTTAGGATGATCAAATCTGCTACGCCACGCCACCACACACCTTTGTCGAAAAACTTGCAGGGTTCCAGATTCTTGGTCAGCCCCATGCGGTACTCGCACAACTTCTCGCCTTCGTAGGCTTTCAGTTTCAGTAGCGACGGCTCAATAAACTTGTACTTCTCGGGGATCGGTGTGCCCTTGCCGATGAAGTCCTCGGCGGCTTTGTGAACGTCCAGTCCATACACAAGGTGGTCACTTAGCGGCTCCTTGATATCTTTCTTTACCTTCAACCTGTAGTACTTGTGAGGGCACTGGTTGAACAGATCTAGCGACGAATATGACCATGTGTATGAAACTGACATCAGCAATCCCCGTAACTTTTACCCATGCCTGACTCGCAGTTGAGTGGCAGAGTAGATGCCCATGACGGTCGCCACCGCATACACTCTTCCACATACCTCTGCGCTTCTTCGGCTTCCGCTTCAGGAGCGATACAGGCAATAGCGTCATGTACCGTGAGAACCACTTTGTACCTTTTTGAAATCCGTAACATTTGTTCCGCGATTACACATCTTGCCACGGCTTGGCAAATGTTTTCAACAACCTTGCCACCATAGATCTTGACCGTGCCACGCCTAGTCCAGTACTCATACTGAGCCTTCCCTTCGGCGTCTTCGACTCTCTTCAGCCCTTCGTACCGCTGCCACAACCCACTAGGCAACTGGAACCCGTATTCGCGGGGGTCAAACAACACAGCGTCAACCACACCAAAGTCAGCAGCCTTCGCTGTCGGGATGGACTCAATGCACTTCTGGCCTTGTCTCCATAGTGCGGGGATGGTCGGGTAGGTGCGCCGGTATACGTCGATGATTCGTTTGCACTCGTCGAGATCGGTATCGACACCGAACGTCTTCAACTGCAACTGAAACTTTGCAGCCCCCATCCCATACCCGGCTCCGAGAATCGTGGTCTTACCTACGAACCGCTGATCCTTCGTAACCTCTTCGACAGGTATGTTGTAGATAGCCGATGCCATGATCTTGTATACGTCTTCACCCTTGGCAAACGCATCGACTAGATCCTGCTGTCCTGCAAGCCAAGCCACCGTACGGGCTTCGATCTGGGAGGAGTCACAGTCTATGATGACGTAACCCTTCGGTGCAGTAATCGCGGCCTTCAGTCTCCCTGCGTTAGCCCCACGAGAAGGTAGGTTCTGCAAGTTAATCTTGTCGTCCCCGCCCCACCGTCCGGTGTGCGCTGCGTAGTACTTGATGGGTACCGGCAAACTGCCACGTAGGGCGATGTCTATAAACCTCTGTGTACGTGACTCTTCAAGGGTGGTCTTGGTCCCCAGTCTCGCACCAACAAGGGTCTGGACTCGCGGGTCCGGATGGCTCAGTAGTTCCTTGAACCCTTCGTCGGTCTTGGCAAACGCCCACGCTTCCTTACCTGTACGGGCGCTTATCTTCTTCGGTGGTTCCACGCCAAGGCTCATAAGCAGTTCTGCAAACTTGTCATTACTCATCAGCGTATCGCGGTCTGCTTGTGCCGCTGCGAGCAACTTGGCTTTCTTGTCCTTCACCGAGACAAGATGGGATTCCAACAAAGGGAGATTCAGTTCCAGCGTAGGCTCAATGAACATACGCAAGGTAAGATCTATTACCTTGAGTTCTCCTTTAGGAAAGTCTTCAACAAGCCTACTAAAAAGATCAGTGGTAAGGCGAACATCATTAATACAATAATTAGAATACTTAGCGAGATCTTCGCTAGAAAAATCAATACGCCGTTTCCCAAGCGCGTTAACAACTTCATTGCCTTTCTCTCCAAGGTTGTACCGTTCGGCCAGAGCCTTGAGACTTCCCCCCGCTTCCACGCCATGCTTAGCCCTCGCCATGCACAGTGTGTCTAGCCATCCCTTCGGCTTGATATTGAATACCCATGACATGATCGCCCCGTCGAACTGGGTGTTGTGTGCCAGTACGAGTGAGTTAGACCAGTCAAACTGATTGAGCCATGCAGCGGTTTCTTTCTGTGTGCCACTAAACCACTCCGGCGAATCGTCATTTACAGCAACAGCCACCCCTATTACTTCAAAGCGGTCGTCACGGATGTACTCCTCCGTGGTCATCTTCGACAGGGAATAGTCCTTGTCGTAATACGTTTCAAAGTCTACGGTTATCATTTCTTTTTTACCGATCTTGCGAACAGCCAACCTTTGCCCGTCTCTACGTACCCGGCTGCGGCCAACGCTTCTACAGACCTACATCCACCAAATTCGTATTGGTGTGCCCTGAATGATTCGGGGGTTGCGAACTTACGCTTGCACTCAGTACATCTTCTCTCTCGTTTGATTATTGTCACGTCTTGCTTCCTCTAGTTCTTCTCTCAAATGCCTAATCTCGTGGTAACACTGCCACAGTACGCTGCCCACTGTTAAGAACTTGAATTCTGTAGTTGTAGACTTGTCGTTTATCTCATTTGGGAGCGCACGAATTAAGTCCAATATGTCATCTTCAACTGCCACGTTTCTTTCTCCGCTTTCGCATGGTTCGTTGTGTCTCGTGCCAGTGGAGGATTCGGTGGCAGTTTGAGCATAACGGTATGCACTTGGTTTCGGCTTCCTTGATCGCTTCTTGTACATTAGATTGTTTGACCGCTAAATAATTGACGGATCGCTTACCTTCTTTGATTACGTGATGAAAGTCAATAATCGCAGGGTGCTTCTTCCTGCAATGACTACACCGCTTCTCTGACTTGTATGCAATCCACTCTTGTCTGGATTTGTCTTTGTTGGTCTTAGCTTTCTTGATTAGATGTTTCTTGTTCTTCTCGTAGTACCTCTTTGAATATAGTTTTTGCTTACTTTTACGTACAACTGGATCTTTAAACCCCATCTTATAACCTCTTACGCCAGTACAACGCTCTTGCAAACGAGTACGGAACCTTCGGGGTGTACAGTCTAAATCCGCATGAGATCAAGTTGTTGGCGCTAGGTATGTTGTCGGTGGTGTCCGACACAGCCCATTTATACCCATGCCTTCTAGCCCATTGGATTCTCAATCGGATCATCTGCCTCTGTATGCCCCGCCCCCTGTACGCCTTACCTACTCCGCAACGCCCTAGATATATGCCGTCCTCCAACTGTTGAGATGGAGATAAACAACTGAAGCCCACAGCCAAGTCTGCGTGATACGCCACCCACCACACCCCGTCTTCGGGAAAGTACAGCCCGTCAGCCGGTAGACAAGCCTTCTGCATTACTTTTAGCAGTTGTTTGTTGTCTGGGTCTGAAGCGTCGATTTGTCGGTAAGTAATCTTCATGGCACATTACGTATCAAACTCTGCTTTGAACACATCTCGGTCTTGTATAGATGTTTCAATACGTCGCCGTAAGTAAACGACCTCGGCCTGTAGAGCGAGCATTTCTTTAGACACTAAATCAGCCTCATCCCACAAGCCCTGCTCGCGGATCTTAGCCAGCGCCAAAAAAACGTCGTCGCCCCATAGGTTTTTCATGTCTCCCTCCTCGCCCGAATCGCTTCGGCACAATCATTTCCATTGGCGTGCATCCACCCATCACACACCTTCGCACACGCCTCGCGCTCACGTTCAGCAACTTGCCATTCTAGTTCTGTCAGCAAGTCCTCAATCGTATCGCCATGACCCGTGGCGTAGCCTTTGTGGATTATCCACCGGGCGACTTTCTCCCGCTCGGCAGCGGCAACGAGGGCGGCGAAGCGTTCAAGGTCACCTAAGTAGACATTAAGCGGGTTCATTGGATGCCCGCCCATGTAGATGTCCGCCTCCCGCGCCATCTTGATGATGTCATCTCTGTTCATTTCACATCCTCATAGGTTCCATCCCGATAGGCGCATCAATAGCAATATCCTTAAAAAGTTCTAGATCAAACTCGCCCATCACCCGCAAGTTAGCGTGATACCCCGGCAGCGGTGCCGTCTCTGGCACTTCGCCCATGTCGGTGTCGAGCATCTTGCCCGTGGGGCGGTAGATGACGCCGATGACGTCCAGTGCAAACTTGTGGCCGTCCGTGACGTGGTAGCCGTTCTCGCCCTTGGTGACGACGCCAGCGGATTCCAGCGCGGAGTACAGGCTGTCGTAATCGGCGGCTTTGAGGTAGATGTCGATCATAACCCTTCCTTCCATTGACCGTCGGCGTCTTGTTCCCAGAATGTTTCCTTGTACATGGCTTCGCTGCTTTCCGTTTTGCAGATGCTTCCGCGCAAACAAGTATCTTCTGGGTCTTTTGCCAGATACGCTTCAATCAAAGCCTTGGCCTCTTCAAAAGACTCAGCGGGTTCTTCCAGCACTTCGTATCCCATCGTGCCGGTATTTTCGATGTCCCAAGACCATTCGACTTGTACCTGAGTCGTCATACTGTTAACGCCTGCAAGGTGCTGTTGGGGAGGCGGACGGGATAGTAGGAGATGCGTTGGAGCCAACCATTTAAAAATTCTGCGCTACCGACGTTGTCGCGC